AGCTCATGCAGTCGCACGGCAGTCCCTACGACTGGTCCTGACCTCTCCCCGTTCACTACGGCACCCCGGAGGGGGTGAGAGGCCACCATGGCAAACGCCTATACCGACACAAGCGCCATGTCCAACGCGGTCCAGACCGCGTACGACAAGCGCTTCGAGTTCGCGCTCCGCTCGCAGCCGCTCTTCCGCGCCATCGCGGACAAGCGCCCCGCGGACACGACCGCCCCCGGCGGCTCGATCGTCCTGGAGCGATACCAGGACCTCGCGGTCGCCACCACCGCACTGACCGAGACGGTTGACCCCGACTCGGTGGCGATGGGCAACCCGACCACCACCACGCTCACGCTCAACGAGTACGGCAACCCGATCCTCCGGACTCGGAAGCTCTACCTCTACAGCCTGACCGACGTGGACCCGGCGATCGCGAACATCATCGCGTTCAACGCCGCGGACTCGATCGACACCGTGGTCCAGACCGAGCTTCGCTCGGGCACCAACGTGATCCAGCGCAAGGCCGGCACGGTCTCTTACGTGACCACCGGTACGGTCTCGCTGCCCGTGGGCACCACGATGACGACGACCGACACGTTCAACTCGGCCATCGCCCGCCTCGCTCCGGTGAAGCTGCGCACCAACAAGGCCGTGCCCCGCAAGAGCGGCCTGTACTGGTGCGGTATCCACCCCGAGGTCTCCCACGACCTCCGCGCGGAGACCGGCGCGGCTGCCTGGCGCGACCCGCACAACTACTCGGCCGCGGGCAACATCTGGGCCGGTGAGATCGGCGCCTACGAGGGCGCCTACTACATCGAGTCCCCGCGTTGCTACAACGCCGTGGACGCCGGCACCGGCGACAACACGGTGCGCCGCTTCCGCACGTACTACGCGGGCCAGCAGGCCCTGGCGGAGGCCGTGGCGGATGAGTTCCACGTCGTGGCTGGTCCCATTGTGGACAAGCTCGCGCGGTTCCGTCCGCTCGGCTGGTACGGCGTGGCGGGCTGGAAGATCTACCGCAACGAGGCGCTGATCCGCGCCGAGACGACGTCGAGCATCGACTTCCAGTAATGGCCACGTGGACGTTCCGGACCCCGTCTGTGGACGAGGGTCCGGCGTCCTGGGAAGACAGGCTCTTTCTGCGGATCAAGCTCGCCCGCGGGATCTCGATCCTGGAAGGGCCGCCTGGGACATACCGGGCGGCCCGCTTTCCCACCCAGGACGAGATCGCAGCCTCTGCCCCCGGCATGTACATGGGCGGCCACGAATACGTGGTCTCCGACGCCACCAAGGCCGCGCTCATCGCGGGCGGTGTGGGCGTCACCAGCGCCAACTTCACGCTCATCTCGTAGGGACTCGCCATGGCGAAGAAGACCACCCTTCCGGCGCCGGCCAAGAAGAAGGCCCAGCCGGTCAAGCCGCCCGCCAGCGGCGGGCGCACGCCCCCGCCCTCGGGCTCGGGCAAGGCCATGCCGCCCTGGATCACGCAGGCGGCCAAGAAGGCCGCTCCGAAGCGCACCCCGCGCAAGGCGGGGGGCAAGTGATGGACGGCCAGGAGCGCTGCCCGACCGGCAACGGCGGTAACAGCACGATAACGAACCAGGACGAGCAGCTCATCCTGAACGCCACGGTGGCGGCCGTGCCGGTCCGGGGCACGGCGCTGGGCACCGAGGACGACTCTCACGTCTCCCTCGGCTACCACGACGGCGACGTGGCGGGCTCCTGATGGCCTGCCGGAGCGGCTGCCCTACCCCCGGGCAGCACAAGAGCTGGGGCGAGTGCGCTCGCTCCGCCAACTTGCGCGTGGCGTACTGCGGCATCGGTGGCGGTGACGCCACCGTCCAGAGGCGCTGGGACAGCGAGCTCGAGCTGTACCGCCAGGCACGCAAGCAGGGCGTCCAGCCCGACGGCACGAAGACGAACCAGATCATGTCGGCCCTGAAGGCCAGCGACGCCGCAGGAGCGGCGTACGGCAAGGACTTCAGCAAGGCCGACCCCATGCCCTCGGAGGCCTGAGATGACGTCCATGAGGGTCACCACCGCGCCCCTGGCCAACGCGAGCATGGGGGCCGCCAAGGCCGTCACGGCGCCTACGGCGGGCCAGGCTCTGGTGACGTCCCTGCCGCCCAGCGGCAAGGGCCTGTACCGCGTTCAGGTGTGGGCCTACCTGTCCGGTGCCGCTCCGGCGGCAGCCGACAACGGGAACATCGAGTTCAGGTTCGGCGCGACCGTGCTGTCTTCGATCCCGCTCGTACCGGCGATCAACGTCCCCACCGTGTGGGAGACGTACTTCACCAGCGACGGGGCAACGAACTTCTCGGTCAACGCCACGGCCGGCGCGACTGCGGGCGTGATCTACAGCGTGTTCTTCATCGCCACAAAGGTGGACGAGCGGCCGTGACGACCTTCGATCAGCTCGTGAAGCAGGTGCGCCAGCAGGTGCTGGGCTTCGCCATGAACCAGGAGAGCGTCTCCGAGCTGGCCGGCGCGATGGCGGCCGGCGACACGTCCTTCTCGTGCGACGCCTCCACGGTGACCAACCTGAGCCGCGGTCTGGTCGAGATAGACGACGAGCTGGTCTTGGTCAAGACGTACGACTCCACGTCGGGCGTCGTCTCCGTGATGGGCCTGACCAACGGGCGTGGCTACGAGGGCACCACCGCCGCGAGCCACGCGGCCCACGCCCTGGTGACAAGCAACCCGGCCTTCCCGCGAGCGCGGATCAAGGAAGCGATCAACCAGACGATCCAGACGCTCTATCCGGAGCTGGTGGTGTTCTCCTCCACGGAGATCACCAAGAACGCGGTCGTCATCGAGTACGAGCTTCCGGCGGACCTGTCCGACGTCTGGTACGTCGTGGGCCAGCTGATCGGCCCCAGCAAGGTCTGGCAGCCCCTGCCGAACTGGCGCTACAACCCGAAGGCTTCGCCGTCGTCGTTCTCCTCGGGCAAGTCCATCGAGGTCTTCGACTACGTCACCCCGGGCCAGAAGATCCGCATCGTCTACGGCAAGCCTCCGACGGCGCTGGTGAACAACAGCGACGACTTCGCAGCCGTCACCGGCTACCCGGACCGGTACGTAGACCTGGTGGTCTACGGGACCTGCATGCGCCTGCTCCCGGCGCTGGAGTCCGCACGGCTCCAGCAGCAGTCGGTGGAGGCCACCGAGCGCGCTCCGCTCGTGCCGCCGGCCTCGGCGACCCGGGCCATGACCATGTACGCCCAGCTCTACCAGCAGCGGCTGACCGAAGAGCGTGACCAGCTCTTCAACGACGTCCCCAATTTCGCATACTTCCAGGGGAGCTGAGCCGTGGCCAACGCCCTCTTCTACTCCAACGTCGCCCAGCAGACGACGCTGAGCGGCAGCATCTCGTCAGGCTCCACGTCTATCAACGTCGGTGCGACCACGGGTTTCCCGAGCACTCCGTTCATTCTCGCCCTGGACTTCGGCGCGGCCACGGAAGAGCTGGTCAGCGTCAGCGCTGTCGCGGGGACCACCCTGACGTGCACCCGCGGCTACGGCGGCACGAGCGCCCAGAGTCACTCTCTGGGTGCCGTCGTACGGCACGTCTACAACGCCCAGGACGCCACGGACTTCCGTACCCACGAGGCCTCCACGGGGGCCGTGCACGGCCTCACCGGGTCCATCGTCGGTACGTCCGACACGCAGACCCTGAGCGCCAAGACGCTGACGAACCCCACGATCAACGCAGCGGCCCTCTCGGGGACGTTCACGGGCAACCCCACCCTGTCGGGCAACGCCACGTTCTCAGGCACCCTGACGGGCGCTGGCGGCCTTGCGGGCACCTTCACCGGCGGGCCGACCTTCAGCGGTGCGCCACTGTTCACGGGCGGCCCGAACTTCAACAGCGCCGCACCGGCCAACGCCTCGCTGAGCACGGCGGTCACGGGCGACGCCTTCGACCGCCTGCGCATCCAGTCGGACGGCAAGCACCTCTGGGGGCCGGGTTCGGGAACCCGGGACACCAACCTCTACCGCAGTGGCATAGGCATCCTGTCCACGGACAACGCCTTCTTTGCCGCCGGCACGATCACCGGCGCGCCCACGTCCACCGTGGTGGACGCCCTGGCTGCCAACCTGCCCTCGGGTACTGCGGGCGACCTGCTCAACCTGCGGGTGAACAACGCCATCCAGGCCGCCATGGGCAATGACGGCCAGTTCCGTACCTACGGCGGCAACTCACCTACGCCATGGGTCACGACAGTGACCAACCAGGGCTCGGCCACCTTCAACACGAACAACGGGTGGTACTGGCGCGTCGGCAAGATGGTCTACGTCAACATCTACCTGGGGGTCAATGTCGCCGGTTCTGGCACGGGTCTTGTAACGGTGACCATGCCGTCCAATGTGGACCGTACTACCCGTCAGTGCCTGCTCATCCATTCGGAATCGAACGGTGCGGGCAGCTCCGGCCAGGGGTCGGAGCTGGTGTCGGCCATCCGCGGCGGCGAGTGCGTCTTCTTTACGAGCGGTTCCGGTGCCACGAGCGACCGTATCCGTATCGACCTGGGGTCAGGTAACGAGGCCAACCTCCAGGGCTCCAACCTCCTGGCTGGTGGCCTGATCGCCATCCAGGGCTGGTACCGGGAGGCGTAATGGCTGGGATCGTCAGCCGGCTGCCGTTCCCCCTGTCGGGGCGGACGTCGTCGGCCAGCATGACCTTCGCCCTGGAGGGCGTGCAGTACACCTACGCCATCGGCGGCATGCCGTGGCTCTCCGGAATCAGCGACGACCGCACCATGACCCGGGCCGGTGCCCAGCTGAAGAAGGATCAGTTCGACAACCAGCGCGAGCCCGGTGAGCAGTCGCTCGCGAACTGGTGGCTGCGCTCGCAGGCCACGTTCATCGGGGGCGAGGGCCTGCTCTACCAGGACCCTGACCAGGTCCAGGTGGCGAACCTCCAGAACCGCCACGCGATCCAGTACGGCCACAGCGTGGGCGTGAACCCCTGGACCAACGGCAAGCTGACGCTGCTGCGCCGCACGACGCAGCGCATCGCCGACGCCTCCGGCAACCCACACTTCACCGTGGGGTGGAACAACGGCACGGACCGCTTCTGGTCGGCCGTGGGCAACGTCCTGAAGTCCGACGACGGAGCGGCCACCACCGCGATCACGTGGGGTGGCGCCAACACGATCAGGGCGCTGGCGAGCGACGGCACGAACTACTTCGCCGCGGACAACGTGCAGGTCTACAAGGGCGCCGGGAACGGCGCCGGGGCGGCCTGGTCGGCCACCGGCACGACGAACGTGGCCCTGGGCTGGGCCAAAGGCCGCATGATGCTGGGCCTGGACAACAAGCTCTACGAGCTGTCCAGCGCAGGCGCGCAGACGCTGCGCTTCACGCACCTCAATGCGGCCTGGACCTGGACGGCGATAGCCGAGGGCACCAACGCAATCTACGCCGCGGGCAACGCGGGCTCCCAGGGCGCCATTTACAAGTTCGTGCTGGACAGCACGGGCAGTGTCCCCACGCTCGCCTCCGGCGGCATCCAGACAGCCCAGCTGCCGCTGGGAGAGGTCGTGTACGCCCTGACGACGTACCTGGGTACGTTCGTGGGCATCGGCACGAACCGGGGCTTCAGGGTCGGGCAGATCGACTCCAACGGGGACATCCAGTACGGCCCGCTGCTGATCGCCAACAGCGCCGGATGCAAGGCCGTGGCGGCCTACGACCGGTTCTTCTTCGTCGGGGCCAGCAACGGCATCGACTCCAAGAGCGGGCTCTACCGGGTCGACCTGGGCCAGCCCGTGCAGGACACCAGCTCCGCGGCCGGCGGGCGCTTCGCGTACGCCACGGACCTCCAGGCCCTGGTCACCGGAGAGGTCACCTCGGCCACGAACTTCGGCAACAGCGACCGCATGGCGTTCGCCGTGGTCGGCCAGGGGGCCTACCTCGAGCACGCCACCGACAAGGAGGCGACCGGGTACCTCCAGACCGGACGCGTGCGGTACTCCACGCTGGAGCCGAAGATCTTCAAGGTCGTCTCGGTGAAGACCCCGACGGGCCTGATGGGCTCGGTGGGCGTCTCCGTCATCGAGCCCGGCGGAGCCGAGACCTCGATCCTGACCATCTCCCAGGGCGGCGCCTCGGTCATCGAGAACGTGGTGATGGCCGCGCCCTCCACCGCCGTGGAGTGGATCCAGCTCAAGCTGACCCTGGCCCGGTCCGGGACGGACCTCTCGCAGGGCGGAGAGGTCAACGGCTGGCAGCTCAAGGCCATGCCGGGCGCCGTGCGGCAGAGAGTCTTCACGATCCCGCTCCTGTGCTTCGACAAGGAGCAGACCCGCTCCGGACAGACCGTGGGCTACGAGGGACGCACCCTTCCCAGACTCGCGGCCTTCGAGCAGCTCTTCGCCCGCGGCGACGCGGTGTCCTTCCAGGACCTGAAGAACGATCAGTCCTACCTGGTCGTGATCGACGACTACCGGTTCGAGCAGAAGGCCCAGCCCGGGTCCAACGCCTCCACCTCGGGCGGGATCCTCTGGGTCGAACTGCGCACCATCGCGGATGTGATCACGGCATGACGTACTCAGACGCAGCGCCCGAAGGCGCGCGGGGTCAGAGTGCAGGCACCCCTCTCGGCTCCGCCGCACGGGGTGCCATATGGCCACCAGACCGCGTCATCATCGCGCCGGCCTCCGAGGCCGAGAGAGCGGCCGTGCGGACCGCTCAGCGGGCTCTGAACGTGGACGTGACCGGAGAGATGGACCACGCCACCCTGAGCGCCCTGAGGGGCGTACAGCAGCTCTTCAAGCTCCCGGTCACGGGAGTGCTCGACCGACCCACGGCCGAGGCGCTGGACCGCCTGCGGCCACCATCCCTGAGGGGGGACGAATGAGATCGACCATTCTTCAGCTGGGCACCGCCGCTCTCGTGATCGGCGGCTTCGTGGTGCTGACCCTGAAGGGGTCGGACACGTCCGCGTTCGTCGCGCTGGTCGCGCCCATCCTGGGCGCGGTCTTCGTGATCAACCACCTGGACCACCGCTCGGACAGGCAGGACGAGGCTCTGGCGAAGATCACGCACCAGACCAACGGAGTGCTGACCGAGCGCATCGAAAAGGCTGTGAACAACGCGCTCAATGCGCAGAGTTCCGGTGAAGATCGGCCTGATGTCACACCCCCCGGGTAGCCTCCCCGAGCAGCAGTCGTTCCGGGCACCCCTTGCCCCGGAACGCAGAAAAGGCCCCTCGCCGCGATGGCGAGGGGCCTTCTTCTTTGCGCTCCGAGGAGAGGTTCCGGGTGATGAAGCCGGAGGTACGGGGCGCCTGCCGACCGGAGAGGGCCGACGGCGTCCATGTTACGCGTCCGGCTGATCGGCTCCAGCCGCCCGCCAGGCCTGCCTGACGGCCTCGGCCTCCTGGTTGACGGCCCTGCGCAGGACGTCAGACACGGTCCCGCCCCACGTCACGCACAGGACGTTCAGGTCTTTGCGCATCTGGTCGTCGATGCGCGCAGACGCCTGTCTGCCCAGCTTGGGCAAGTCATGCGCCACTGTCAGACACCTCCTCGGAGATGGTGAAGGCGGCCACCATCAAGGCCGCGTCGTACCCGTCTTTGAAGAGCTGCCGAGCCTTGAGGGCGGGCACCGTTGAACGCAGCGCCATGACCTTCTCCGCCAGCTCGTGGGCGTAGGCGGCGTCGTCCATCGCGAGCAGCTTTTCGACCGTGCCCTTCGGGTCACGGCTGTCGGCGTAGTACACGCGCAGGGCGTGTTCGATTACATGCCGGGCGCTCACTGCTCCTCCGGCGGGATCAGTTCCCACTCGCCCTGGCGGTCTGCGGGAAGCTCCGGGACCGGGGGCACGACCCCAGCGGTCGGGGCCCACCCGTTCCCCG